GTCGGGATTAGCGAAGACACGCAGACACGCGGAACACGCGCCCGACTCAGGGACGCGAGCGACGAGCGCACCCTCTCCCCGCGCCTCGACTGCCGCGATCACACGCCCCTCGTTATGCGCGCCTTGGAGCTCGGTCTGTGCGATGCGTAGCCAGTTGTGTGCGTAATACCCCGTACGATCTGCGAGCGTACCCGCGAGACGTCTCGCGTCGCGCCCCGTCGCGGACTCGTTCGCCGCTTCTTCTCTGAGCGCCGCGAGCATCGCCTCACGTTGGTCGGGGATCACCTCGTCGATGATCGTCTCGCCCTCCCAACCTTCAGCGGCGACGTCCTCGAGCTCTGCGCTTAACGCGTTCCCTAGTCCTCGGATATACTCGCCCGACCGCAACGCGAGACGCTCATACGCACCACGCTCGGCGACGCTCATCCACTCGGGAGGCGGGGGAGGTGTACGCGGCGCGTCGTCTCCTGTACTCGGCGCGTCGGGTTGTTCGACATCGACGCGCGTGTCTCCTGTGCTCGGTGTCACGCGGCGCAACTCGACCTCAAGAAGCGGTGTAAACTCGTCCACACCGAACTCGCGCAACTCTGCGAGACGCTCGGGCTGAGCCTCGAAGACGTGACCCGCTGCGACGATATACTCGAGCGGGTTGAGGTCGCCGAACGTCATCGGGGGGATTAGGAGATCCTCCTCGCGTAACTCCGCGAGACGCTCGTCACCCAGTCCCGAGCCACGCTCCCCCAATATGTCGACGAGTAGCGCGTCGTGATACAACGCGGTGAGGCGCGCGGCCTCTTGTGCTAGGTCGTCACGCGTCATCTGTCAACTCCTCGAGGCGATCAGAGAGCGCGTCGAGACGCATAACGTACAAATCACGCATACGCTCGGCGAGGTCTGCCACGAGATCCACCTCGCCGCCCCGCGCTTTTTTGAGCTCGCCGAGCGACTTCTCGGCGCGGCGACGCGGGTGATCGGCGTGTAACAAGTCGTCGTCTTGTACGTATTTCTTATTACCTCCGCCCATTACGATTTTAAGAAACGCATTCACGCGCGCGAATGACCAACTTTGACGATTCTGAGACGGTCGATGAGACGTACTAAACGCGCCCGCGCCGCGTCTCCATACCGACTTAAGTCGGCCCAGTGTTACGCGTTGCCACGGCTCCGACGCGCCCTCGTTGTGCTCTTTTACTTTTTTCTTTAACGCGGTTACCACTTTATCACTGAGCTTGATCGAGCGGCCACTCGACGCGCTCGCCGCGCTCCCCCGCTTGTTTGCTCGGGAGCCGCGCTTGCGCTCGCTCGGCTCTGCGGGTGTGTCGGCGCGCTCTGCTTTGTTGAGCTCGTCGGCGCGCTTCATCTGCGAGACGAGTTTACGCGCCCAACGGTCGCCCGCGTCGCCGCCCCAAAGCTGCCAGGAGATATACGCCGCGCTCGACTTATCGTCGTGGTGTTCGCGGTGTACGCGGTGACGATTGAAAAACGCCGCCATACGCTTAACCGTCGCGGGGCCGAGACGTTCACCGCCCGCGATGTCACTCGCGCGCTGTACGCCCGAGCCTACACCCTGAGCGCCCGCTTGACGCGTTGAGAGACCGCCGCGCCCATGCTCGCGTCGAAGATCAAGACCGCGCCGCGCCGCATCCCTCGCGCCCTTCGGGGGCTTAAAATCGATGTCTGCGTAACGTGCCGCGACGCCCTTCTCGATGTCGTCGCCCTCTTCGTCTAACGCGTCCGCGTCTTCGTCGAGCCCGTCGCCCTCTTCGTCTAACGCGTCCGCGTCTTCGTCGAGCCCGTCGCCCTCTTCGTCTAACGCGTCCGCGTCTTCGTCGAGCCCGTCGCCCTCTTCGTCTAACGCGTCCGCGTCTTCGTCGAGCTCAAAATCGCCCGCGCCGCCCTCTTGTTCTTCGCCTCCCTCGCTCATCAACGCCGTAACATACGTTTGATTAAGCACGATGTCACCACCGCGCGCGAGTGGCTCAAGTCCCGCCTCTGCGCGAACCTCGTTAATCGTCGCGTAATGCGACACCGCGTCGATTCTGTTCTTGAGCTCACTCTCAGCGGTCGCCGCATCCAAGCCGACGAACTGGAACGAGAGCTCGGGGTCGATAGGGTGCACGATCCAACGATTGATCCAACCTTGCACCTGACGCAACAAGGGACGGAACCCGCGATCTTTACTCGCGAGGATACGTTGCTCGGGGCCACCTTGTGAGAGAGAGCTTGTCACACCCTCCGAGCCAAAGACGAAACCGAGCTCGGCGGGGTCGATCTGATAAATCGCACATGCGATCTTTGTCAGGTATCCCATCCACGTCGAATAACCCATCTCTTCGGCGCTCTGTCCAAGGTTGACCGAGGAAACCTCCTCGTTAGCCTCGGGGTCGAGTTGTAATATCGGCGTACGCTTTGCTTGATGCGCGCCCGATAACATCGCGTAAAAGTCACGACGGAACGCGCGGAACACTTGGGGGCTCATCTTACTTTTAACGGCGAGAATCGAGTTGACGTGTATCCCGTTCGTGAAGTTTGCCGCGTTGTACGTCTCGGCGTTCACTAGATATGTGACCGTTCGCACGAGTTCCTCGAGCTCGGGGTGTCCGTAACCATGCGAATAAATCCACGTACGCGGGCGACGTACACCGAACGCGAGCGAGTCTGCATCCCACTCGGCGACGGTCTCGCCGTTGATCACCTGAACGAAGGCGGCCTCGTCCCAGTCGCGGCGACCTTCCTCGCGCTCTGCCTCGCTCGTCGTACTGCGACGGATCGTCGACGCGTCAACGGGTGTGAAGCCGATGACCTCGCCGCCGCGATTGCGTAAGACCTCAAAAGCACACTGATCATATGTAAGAGAGTCGCGTAGAATCATACGCAAAAACGACTCAAACGAATCCGCGCCGCCGAACTTGTTCCCGTCGCCGCACGTCTCCATCCATCGCGTGAGCGTGTTTATACGCTCGCGTAAGTCGTCCGACATCTCCGCGTCTCGATCGCGGGGCGCGATCACAAAGCCCGCGCTGTATTTGTCTCGCTGCGGCGTCGCGAACTCCGCGATCTGATTGATACGCGTCTGTATGATCGCTGAGATCACAGGTACGCGGGACATCGTCAACAAGACGCCATAATCTAAGCCGTTCGTTCCCTCGTGCTCAGAGTCGCGATATGTGTCGCCGAACGACGCGCGCGAGTCCCACGGGTTTATATCGTGTGCTTGAGGTACAGCGGACGACGGCCCCACGTTCTCAGAGCGGAGCGCCTTTTGAATAAGCGACTCGCTGATCTCGCTGATCTCTCGCATCTGCTCATGGAACGACGGTCGGGGGTTGTGTGTTTTCATTCTGCGTAGTCCTCGTCTAAGAAGCGATAAGCGTACATGATATAACTCTCGCGCGGTTTATTGTGGCCCTTGAACGGGCGGCGGCGCGTGACCACACCCTCACCCCATCGACCATCACCGAGTCGACCGTGTGCGTTTCCCTCGATCGTGTCGACGTGTGTCTCGCCCACGCTCACGGCGCGGGTGATGTGTTGGCCCCACCTCTTAGACCCGCGACGACCCACGACGACAATATCCCCCCGCTGTATGTCGTCAAGGGGTACAGCGCGCGCCGTTCCCTTGCAAAACTCCCAAAGTCGATATGTTGACGGCATGACTTTAAGACGCAGCTTCGCGTCGAGATCGGGATCACACCACGCCGCGAACGCGCCGCACCAGGAGAACCCCCCGATTTTAGTGTTCGACGAGTTCGTGTACGGGTCGTCTTTTTTCCACCCTAGGCCGTCCGTGATGTACCGAATGATCTCAGCGCCGCGATGGAGCTCGTCCTCGCTCGTCGCCTCAGAGAATCCCCCGCGACCTTTCCGAAGTATCACGCCGTCGGCGTCAACGTAATATCCGCGAGGCGGCTCAGTTACGACGAGCGCGTGAGCGTCCTCCGCGCGCGCGATTATGCTATCTATTCTCTCAGTGTCCATCATGTGCTCCTGTCTGTTAATATGTGGAGTGTACCACACCGCCCGACGATCGAGAACATCATGGAGCTAAAGACACGCCGACTCGCGATCGTGCTCGTCGACCTCATCGGATCGACCGCGTTTGTTCAACGCGTCGGGGCACATCGCGCGGCGGTCTGGCTTCAATATCACGACCGACTCGCGCGGTCGCTCTTGTATCGGTTCAACGGACGCGAGATCGATCGGAGCGACGGTTTTTTGTTATCGTTCGATCGGACGATCGACGCGCTCAATTTCGCGTTGCACTATCAGCGAGAAATCCCACAGCGCACACACATCGACGCTCGAGTCGGGATACATTGGGACGAAGTCGTCGAAGTCACACAAGACGAGATGTACGCGGCGGTCGGCGCGAAGCGTATCGAGCTCGAGGGGATCGCGAAGAATATCGCCGCGCGTACGATGTCCATATGCCGCCCGAAACAAGTGCTCCTCACACGCGACGCGCTCCTCGCTGTACGGTCGCGCACGAATCCACACACACCGAGGGGGACGCGCTTCGCGTGTGTCGGCCTGTATCAGTTTAAGGGCGTGGCCGCGCCCGTGACGCTGTACGCGGTCGGCGTACACATCGAGGCGCTCCAACCGCCCGAGGGGAATGAGAAAGCGCGGCGTATCGGCGGGCCGCGTACCATTAAATCACGCGCGCGTCATAGACGTTGGAGAGAGTGGGCGTGGTGGTTCACGTGGCGCGGGGCGTGGGTTTCGCTTGGTTATATCGTCGCGCTCATGTATCCCTTTTTATCTAGTCCGAGCGCGCGGGAATCGTGGGGGCTGTGGTGGCTCGAGTGGTTCGACGCGGTCGTGTATGTCGTAGAAAGTCTAAGGTAAGATGAAACAAGAAGAAATCGACGAATCAAAAGCGCGTCGCGGTTGGTATTTCGCTTGTGTGTTCCTGATACTGGTTGTCGCGCTGATCCTGTTTCTCGCGCGAGTGGAGATCGTCGCAAAGAATAGAGACGTACTCGTCGGTATATTAGGAGTCATCACGGGGAGTATCTCCTCAATGATGGCGATCGCGAGCGGTCGAGACCCGAGTGAGGTCGAAGAGCTACGCGACAAACTCGGACGCGCGAACGCGGATCGCGAGGCGCTTATCGCGCGACTACGCGACGCGCAAATTCAACTCCAGTTACACCGCGACCAACTCGCGGAACTCCAAACCGCGATTATCGAACGTCTATCGGTACTCGCGGGGCCTGTGATCACGTCGCGCGACCCAAGTACAGTCGAGCTCGATCCCAACGTCGAGCAGTGGCTCCCCGAGTCGCGCGAGTAATCATTTCTCTTGTTTCGTGTTTTTGCTCGTGTTAACGTGCCTATCTGCTGATCGTACTGTGAGAGGGCGATACGGTGGGGTGATAGATAAAGCATGAGCGGGGCGCGTTAAATACGCGTCTCGCTTTTGTTTTTTAAGAGTCGGGGAAGAGAGGTAACTGTGCGGGGGCCTCGCTTGGTCGCGTGGGTGCGTGGTGTGCGACCCGCGCGCGCGCGATCTCCGCATACTCCGCTTCTCTCTCAATACCCACGAAATCAAAACCCTCAAGAACAGCGGCGCAACCTGTCGAACCCGAGCCCGTGAACGGGTCGAGCACTGTTCCCGATGGGGGCGTGATGAGGCGGCACAAGTACCGCATCAAAGCGAGCGGCTTAACGGTGGGGTGTGTGTTCGCTCGCTTCGCTGTGCGCTCATTCCCCCCTCCTGTTTTGAAGGACCCGCCGGATCTATCTTTAGATCCGGCTAACTGTGTATCGCGATCCCCGAGCCCCGCCTCGCGTTCTGCTTTGGTCGCTTTGGGTGAGTAGAAGTAGCGCGCGCGCTCGCCTAGTTGCGAGGCGACGTATTCGTCGACCATCACATTCGCGGGAAAACGCCCCTTACCCTGAGCGCCCTCATCATCCCCCACGCGCGACGCGTCAATATTGAGCGCGCCCGTCCCATGTGCCAGTACATTATGAGCGACTGTACCTGAGAGCGGCTTACGCACAAGAATCACGGGCTCATACGCGGGCTTGAGCGCCGTCCCCCAACCCTCCCACTTTCGCGCCTCATCGGTCGCGCTCGCTGTAATGTTGAACGTGGTCACCTCACCGCCGACACTGACGCCGCCCTTACCCGCGATGCCGCTTGCCCCCCTCCCGATCACCTCGCGAGGGGCTTCGCGTACCTTGTCGGCGAGGGGTGCGAGCTCGGACCACGCGGCAACAATCCGCGTAAATGTCTCATCATTGGGGATGCGGTGCCCTAGCGGTCGCCCCTCAAACCACGAGTACATAGTCGAGCCGTCACAAAACAAGCGATCCGCCTCGGACACGGTAACGCCCCTTCGCTCTCTTGCCCCTTTGAGCGCGCGCGCGACCTCGTGGGCCAAGTGAGGAGCGCCCCCCCACTTATCAATGGCTTTGCTCACGTTGTGACTCTTCGGAAAGCCTGAACCATACAACCACATGAGAGTATCGCGCACCTCAAACCCCGCGAGCCTTAGAGAGATAGACATGAGATCCTGAGTTCGTGACCCCGCGAACACAAGCGCGTGGCCTCCTGGTTTGAGAACGCGAAGCACCTCACGCCACAATTCAGGGGGTGGAACCCACGCGTCCCACGATCTCCCCATAAAGCCCCGTCCTTGAGGTTCCCACGTATCCCCACCACCCCACGCGCGCAGACACTCGGCAACGCGTTGCGGGCTCGTGTTCCCGAGTCCATATGGGGGATCTGTAACCACAGCGTCGACGCTGCCATGATCTAGTTTCTTGAGTTCGTGTAAACTGTCACCATGTATTATCATCATCTTGTCCTTTGTCTCGCATAGTACGCGCGACGTTTCGCGAGGCGCGTCTCGCGCTCTTCCTGTGTCTCCTGTGCGCGACGCTCGCGAGCGTACCAACTCTGATACGCGAGGCGCTCGGCGCGCTCTGTCGGTGTCTCTGCAGCGAGAGCGCGGCGCTTAGAGGCGCGGCGTTGAGCGCGTTTCCGCTCGCGTACCTCGGGGCGGCGTTCGTATTCCCGCTGCCACGCGAGACGCTCATCATGTGTCTGTGTCATTTACTCTCCTCCTCAGTTTATCGAGCGCGAGAAGCGTTCCACGTGAAACACGCGCGGGTCCTCTAAGCTCACG